AGTTCCTGAGCTGTTTGTTAGTTCTAAAACAGCATCTCTACCAGCAACTTCATCAAGTAAAAAGTTTTGGAAGAAGAAGAATCCCTGACTTATATCCATAGTGTTATAGTCAGGCATATTACTTAAAAGTCTATTAGTAGAACTTGAACCTATAGGAACAGAGCTGCTATTATTACCATTTAAAACATATTTATCAAGTCTTATATTATCATTTATACTTGATGTTGATTCACGAGCCATTGTGTTAACTGGAACAACTTTAAATTCCCTTGAATATTCAAAGTCAGCAGGCTGTGGGTCGAGGTTTCCACTTGCGTCATACTCTACAGGGTATATTTTTAGCTTAAACTCCCTCTCGACCATATCACTAAAACTGTTACACCACTGTTGGGCGTAGAAAGATTCTTCTTCTTTAAAATAGTTTCTACAATACTCAGCTACATTAAATTCGTAATATTGTCCGCTGGAATCGCCATAACCATTTAGTTCCGCCTCAGTATTTACCCATACCGCACCCTCTTTTATATGTAATATTCCTTTAAAGTGTGCTACAGCACCAGCAGTTACCTTTGTTGTGATAACTATTGGTCTTTGACAAGTAACAAACTCGCCATGCGGTTCATGATAAATACTCCAGGTGCTCATATTATTTAAGTTTTAACTCGTTTATTCTTTTATTAACCACAAGTGCAATAGCTGCGGTTATGTCATCGTTAATTTGTTTTTCAATTTCAGCTTTAGCGTCATCAAGCCATCCAGGTGATTTTACTGTTCTACCCCTATCTTTAGCGGCAGCAGCAACCTTAAAAGCCATTCTTTTAGCGTCAGCCTCACTTAATCCATATTTTGTTCTTGCCCACTTTATTAAAGCACCTATATAAGCACTTTTACCTCCCCCACCTATTCCGCTATAAGGAACTTCGGAAGCCCCCTTGTTTGTTAGAGAGCCTCCGTTGTTTAGTCTTACAGCAGCATCGTTAGATTTGAAAACCCATTGTATCATATCGCCAATAACCTGCGGCATCTGTGCATTTAAACTATTCACAGTTCTACCAGTAGTAGATTGAGGCAGTTTGTTTCCACCTCTAATCTTACCCTTTAAAGCCTTTTTCATAATATCTATAGGCTTACCAGCAGACGATGATAATATTTGAGCTATCTCTTCTAACATTTATTATGGGTTGGCTATTTCGTTATCGTTAAATACTGGTGGGAATACTGGGTTTTCACCTGTCGTACATGGGTCTCCATCGTCATCGGCTGGATAACAACAAGTTCCATCATCAACACCTGCTGCTGGGTCGTAGTTGATTGCAAGTGGGTCAGTACATCCGCAAGCTCCGAAGTAGTCTTGACATGGTTCATCACAACCACTATTACTGCTTGAACCACCACCACAAGGGTCAGAGCTAACAGCAATATTTGCAATAGCATCAAACTTCAGTCTTAAAGCAACAACATTGTCGTTAAGTAATCCCTTTTCTCTTTTAATTGTTATTTGGTGCTTTGGAACATGAGCTTTACATCCACCTCCGCCACTAATACCAAGTGCAAGGCAAGAAAGCATATTCCAGCATTTAAGTTCTAATTCTGCCATAATAGCAACAACCTCATCATCAAAAACCTGAATACCCTGTGTACTACCAAGATTTGCAGGTCTCGCTATAATACATTCAAAAGTATAAACCTCTTTTACACCCTCCGCTATATAGCTTGATGGATAATCTACATTTATTAAGTCGTAACAAATATTATGGTCGAAATTGATAGACTCAGGAGGCCCTAACTTAATAGTACAAAAACCTGCTGCCGTAGCACAAGTTTTGAAATCCTCCATTAAGGAAACTAAATTATATTCTGTTGAGTATGACATATTCTAATTCTTTTTATATAATTGGTTTTCGTATGGTCTTTGGCATCTAAAGTGAACAAACTTCCCATCCATAGCTTTAAAGTATGGTTTTCCGTCAAACTCACCACCACAGTGAGCACACACTACTTTTTGTGGGTCTGTTGGCTTACCTAACTTTGCCTCATAACTTTTTTTACATTTTTTATGAACCAGCTTGCCATCTGAGGTCTTAGCCCATCCGCAGGCACAACCTTTTAGCTCTTCACCACATTCTGCACATATCTTCATTTTTACTTTTTGTTTAAATCGTTATATATTTTCTCGTATTGTACTGTTGCGTTCTTCCAAGATAAATATGTTAAAACTTCATATAAATCAGTAAGTAAAACACTGTTTAAGGGGCTATGAATAGGTAAAGTGAATATACCTGTCTTAGCTATATCGTAAAGACTGTTTAGCCAGCCGTATCCTGATATTGTTCCCTCTGCTGCTCTCACTGCTTTTCCATCTCCTCCTGACGAAGATAAGTTAGGAAAAGTGTCATCAATGAGCTTTCGTGCTGACTCAAAAAAAAACCCACATCCCAAATAGTTGCCATATCCAGTTTGTAAAAAGCTTTTTCTCGCTTTGCTATTAAAGCATCGTTGATAAGACCTTTATCTTCTCCGTCTTTTTTACATAAAATTGCTATCTGTCTTGGTAAAGCACTTAAATCACCCTTTTGTAGCCTCTTATTGTTAATCTCTACCTGTTCAGCCTCGATAAATGTACCGAAGTTCTCATCTTTCAAGCCAGGCTTAGGTAAATTGTACTTTACACCCTTAAATTTAAAGCTATCAATAGCAATAGGTTGATAACCTACATTTAAGAACTCCATAGAGCTCAATATCTCTTCAACCTCTTCTATGTTACACATAGAAATCTCTTCTTCCGAAAGTCCACTCCAAAAACAAGCTAAAGCTGTATTTAATTTTACATTATACAAACTCCACTCAAGAGCTTTGACTTCCTCATCAAGACTTTCATTTTCTTTATAGAACTCTTCCTCTGTTTTTTGTGAATTTACCAGTTTTGAAAATTCGTTAAACCTTTCAAAAGTGATATTGTTCCAACCAGTAGGTACATCAATTTCCTTTTCGTTTATAACTATTGTTTTCATTAGTTTAGAATTACATCATCGTTATCAAAATTTGAATCATAAAGTATCATTCTACCGATACTATCATTGACTCTTGCCAATCTAATAGCCAATTTAGAGGCTACAGACGGCAAATCTTCGTTTTTATCTCTTATTCCGCTTATATAGCCAATAGAAGCCCAATAAATCATTGATGGCAGGTTATAAAGCCAGTTATTTCTGAAAATAGTGTCTTTATACGCCATTTCACCATTTTCGTTGTGGTGCATGATTATATTTGCCAAAATATTCAAAAAAGAGTCGTAATCTTCGTCTCTTTCCGTAGCGACATCAATTATAGCTTGAACATCGTTCAAAAAGTCAAGCATAATGGTCTCATGCGTTGCATTTAAGCATATTAAATAGTTTTGGCTAAACATTTTACAATAATAAGAAAAAGTTTACATTTTATCAGTTAATGTTTTTCATTTTTTAACCCCACGCTAAAATTCTATTGCCACCACCAAACAAAAACTTCATTCGCATCATAAGGCTGTCAGCGAAGTCAGGAGACCTACCGATAGCGGCTTTTACCTCTTTTTTAGATAAAATAGTCAGTTTTCCGTCTAAATCCATGTTTTTTCTACGGACAACATCCAATTCTTCAATGATTTTGTTGCGAATATCAATATTTTTGCACTTTATGTGTATATTTCCTGCATTCATCTGCTCTGCAAGCTTATAATAGCACTGGCTCTTTAAATTTTTGTAGTTTTCACCTTTTAGCGGCTTCGAGTTATTGATAAAGGCATTTACCCCTTTCATATAGTGAGAAAGGTACTGACCGACCCCATCTGAGTCAATTACTATGTTTTTTCGAGGAATATTGTGCAGTTGAGCCAAATTCTTGATTAAATCCTCAATACTATTGGCAGAACTCTTGTCTTTTGTAATAATTTCCTCTACAGTCATCCCTTTCCATCGTGTAATCACTAATTTATCGCTTCCCATTAGTGCAACATCACAAGAAAGGTACGGTTCGCCCTCTTCTCCAACGGAGTTTTTAAAGCAGTTTAGCAAAGACTCATAGTTAAACAGCTTATTTTTAGCCTCGTCATATTCCCAATTACCATGAAGCAGCCTTTCTCTTGAAGCTGGGTCAAGTTTTCTTAGCTGTTCTTCGTAATATTCAGAAATATGAGGGTTGTCTGTAAGCTTGGCCTGAATAAATTTTTGGTGTTCAGGCAGGTTGTCATCACGCCATTGTTTGTAAAAATCGTAAACCCAGTTTTTCGCAGGGTTGCACGACATCAAAATTTTTGGTCGCAAATTAAAATCTTTTAACTTATAACGAATCCTGGAGGCCACAACATTCTTTGCTTTCTCAGTACACTGATTTACCTCATCAATGAAAGCTCCTGAAATCTCAAGCGACCCCAGTGAGTCGAAATTTGGGTCGGCTGGATACTGATAAAGGTCTTTTAGCAAGATTTGACTTCCGTTTGTAAACTCAATCACATTGGATTGTGCGTTAAACTTATAAGTCTCGCCCTTTTTCACAGACCAGTCAGAGCAAACACTAAAGAAAGAGTTAAGCGTAGTCTCTTTCAGTGTTTTCAATACAGCTCGACCCATAAGCCACCTCGTTCCTGGGTATCTCAAACACGAATACAACAACCAGGCTGCACCGAAGTAGCTTTTGCCACCGCCAGCACTTCCCCCAAAGAGAATTTCAGAGGATGTTTGGTCATGGAGGTATTCCCACGCCTGGTGTTGTTTTATTGTTGGCTTAAAATTTATTTGCATTACTTCTTACCGCCAAACAAGGAACTAATTGGGTTGATAAGGCAGAACCTTACAAAAAGGTATGCCACGAATATTGGGGCAGACCAAATAAGCACAGCGATGGCTGTAATCTTTGCGTCAAGTGATAACTTCTCCATTTTTAAATCTTTATCGTTCATAATTTATGGTCTTGGGAATAGTCCTGCTAAATAAGGCGTGAATGGTGAGTTTGGGAAACCCTGTGCCCATTGAACAAAAACTTCATTGTTAATTGTTTGGTCTCTAACCTCAGCATAACCACCATCAGGGTCTGCTGGGGGATTGGTTGCCATAGCGGTAACTTCATTGTAAGCTGTGCTCGTTCCTGTCAATAGTCGCAGTTCTGCAAAAGTAAAAGTGCCAATACTAACCTGGCTATTCTTAAATACGACATAAACTTCAACTGATGGCGAATCTGTTGTTAGGTCAGTGGTAACTTCCAAAGAGGCTATCCTGTACCTTAAATCTAAATTAAATGTTGGCATAAGTTCTAAAAGTTTCTTGATTTTCTAAATTATTTTTATTATATTTGAAAACTCTTTGTTTTTCAGAGTTCTTATAATGACAAACAAATGAAAAATTGTTTTGCTTGTCAAAACAAACTGTAAAACTATTGAGTTTGGGGTAACTATATTTATTCCTCATCTTCAGGCTTCGTATAGTTGAACACAAACGAATCACCTCCACTTGTTAAATCTACTCTGTCAATAGCTATACCTTTCATTTTAGCTATATCTTGCAGCAACAAGCGGCAGATGTTTAAATCACCGTTTCTGTATCCTTTAGTATATAAGTCATACAACATCATTGTATGCTTATCAACTTCATACTGCTTCTCTTCATCAAACTGCTCTTTAAAATACTCTAAAGCCCTTTTGTAATAAATTGAAGCTTGTCTCTTCTTAATCCCCCAGTTCTTCTCACAGTATTCTACAATATCTGTGTATCTAACACCCTGAAGAACTAATCTAACAATCTCTGAAGTCCTTTTGTGAGACTCTAACTTGGTAGCTTTACCCTCAAATCTCGTTTGAATATTCTGCGTACCATTGGCAACAATCTCAGCCTTTAAATTGTCCTTTTCTTCACTCATTTCTTTGTGCATAATAAATTTCTACAATAATACTAAAAAGTTTAATACAAACCAAGGAAATACTTTACACAATGTGCATAATAATTTGAGGGTGAAAATG